CTCACAGCTCCATTACGGCTAAAGAGCTGAGCATATCTTTGACGCGTGCGCAGCAAAGCTTGCAAAGCTGCAGGCGCGCGGAAAATACGACCACCTGGATCAGCCATTTACGAGCTGAAGTGGAAGGATGTCGGCTCTGATTGGTACGATGTATTATAGCCGATACATACCCGCGTCAAAAAAGCCAAGAACTGGCTTTGTGCCCTCAAATGGTTTCTACGCATATGCGTCGCCCACCGGAGACCCATACGACCTGCTCCACTACACTATCTACTCTACCACGCTGCTGGCCCGAACATTACCCCCTGGTTATGGGCCTGTGCCGCCTGCGCCGCCGCCAGTCTTCACAGCCACGGGTGGAACCATAACAGATGTTGGATTGTACCGTCTGCATACGTTTACGAATGCAGCTGCATCAGAAACATTCACGGTGGTTTTTAATCCAAGCAACCTTACAGCTGTCGAGATGTTTCTTGTTGGCGGAGGAGGGGGTGGCGGAGCGTGGTCTGGTGGCGGTGGAGGCGCCGGGAGGGTCCTGAGGGCTACATACAACATGCCTCCTGGTGCGTATACAGTGACTGTTGGCAATGGTGGCGGGCCAGGTTCGATGGACGTCAGTGGACCAACCGGCACTCCATCGTCTCCTGGTTCAGCATCGACTATTGGGAACCCCGCAGTCTTTGCTTCGGCACCTGGTGGCGGCGCTGGAGGTAACCTTGATACAAACGCAGGTGGAAACGGAGGTAGCGGCGGCGGCGGGTCTATTTCAGTTCAGCGTGCCAGGGGTATAGTCGTATCTAGTACTCTTACACTGGGATCACTGATCAACGATCTGGGCTTCAACGGTGGCACTGGAACTACATCCGGAAACTCACCTGGTTGTGGCGGGGGCGGTGCACAAGGCATTGGCGGAGGAATTGTAAGCCCCAACGTGACTACTGTCCGGGGAGGACTGGGAGGCAACGGTTATTACTATAGCTTGAATGGTCAATATTATGCCGGCGGAGGGGGCGGCGGCAACGGAGACGGGTCATTATATGCTGGCCCAAATGACCTAGCAACGGGCGGATTGGGTGGAGGCGGAGCTGGCGCTCAGTATACACCTGGAGTAAATACTAACGGAACTAACGGTGCTGCCAATCGGGGAGCTGGCGGTGGTGGTGGATACGCTGGTACGATTGGATATGTTTACGGAGGCGGAGGTGGGTCTGGGATTGTGATCCTTTCATACCTAATCCCGTTGCCACGCCTCCCCTACTCCTGCGTTGTGGACGCCGGTGACGTTGTAGACGCCGCAAGCCTCACCAGCGCAGGCGGCACAGGCGGCAGGTGCGCCAGAAGGGGGTCTGGCTTTCCCCCACCCTCAAACCCCTCAAAACCCTTGTTACCGAAAGACTCCGGAAGCTCGTACTCGTCGCGCGTCTTCATCCACGCAAGGCGCAGCGCCGCAAGGTCGTTGAGCTCATCGGTGATTGTCTGCGGAGCAAGGCAGAAGCCTGTCTCTGTGATCCAGAACTCCCATCCAGCCTTGTCGAAGATATCCTTACGAAGCATGTTGTCCGTCTGAAGCGACGAGGCAAGGGCTGGGCGCGCGCTCTTGCTCAGGATGATGCGAAACTGGTACGGAACGAAGCGAGACGAGACGGACCGGAGCGGCACGCAGAGGTGGGCGAAGGACTGGAACATCGCAATGTGCTGAGGCGGTGCGTTTGCGTCGTCAAAGCCATCGAGCGCAAAGTGCACGCACTTATCGGCGCTCTTGATCACCTCGTCCAGGAAGACTTCGGTAAGCTTAGGCAGCATATACTTGATCCAGAAGGCCCGGCGCGAGTCCTCGTCAACAATCCCAGAGGCGATGTGGTCACGAGATACGTCTGCGGCGAGACCGATGAAGTGGTTCGCCGTGGCAACGGATAGACCGACGTTGAATGACATTTCCAGCCGTTTGTTGGTGGGGTCTTTAACGAGTTTTGTTCAATCACTCTCCTCGTCGCTTTCTAGCTCCCGGATGCCGCTGTGCGCAGCAGCCTGCGACGCGTAGATTGCAGCCGTGTTCATCTCGTCGTCCCCGCCCCCCGCCGCCCCTTCGTCCTCCTCCTCGTCCACCCCAGGCATCTGGCTCATTGACGACGAGTCAAGGCACCAGCAGAGGTAGCTCGTAAGCTTCTCCTCGTCGGACACTGATGAGCGCGCCTCCGCGGCTGGCGAGCCCTGCCACTTAGGGCGCATGGCCGGCCACGTGTTGAGGATGTAAGGCACCTCGCCAAAGCCCGTCTTCGTTGCCATGATGGGCGCCATGAAAACGCGAGCGTCCAGCTTGTCGCGCCCGTCGTCTGCCTTCTCGGTCATGCGCATGAAGAAGATGGCGTCGTTAGGGCTGCAGTTCTTAACTGAAGGCTGGCTCTTGAGCGTCACGGGAACCTCGCTCAGAGACAGCTGCCAGTCAACACCCGTCTCGTTGAAGCACGTCACGTTCGCACGGCTGCGCTCCTTCGCAAAGAGGTTGATTGCCTCCTTCACCATGTGTTGCATGGTCTTGATGTCGTCCTCGTTGACATGGATTGCGCTGGACGACGCGGCACTGGGCGATATCGCGCTGAGCTGGGCCATATCAACTGACGATTGACTGACTACTTCCGCATGGACCGCAGGCGAGCCATAAACGCTTTTGTTTATCTTTCGTGACTCTGGGTTGCACTGCTTTACGCGTCCTCGTCCTCTAGCTCTGCGCCGAAATCTGCGCGCGATAGCGCTCGGAAGCTGCTGCTCCCCACTGCCGTGTCGCTCACGTTGCCACCGCCCGCGCCGCCCGTGTTTGCGCGGTTTGGGGGCTCGGCCGCCCAGCGTGACGCCTCGGAGGCCTCGCTGCTCACCGCAATGCGGCGCTTGGCCGCCGACTCCGGGGGCTTGTCCAGCATCTTGAGCAGGTTGAGCGCAGGGCGCGGCGGGCCATCAGGGCCGCTGGCGCCCGTCTCGTGGGGGTCACGCATGAAGCCGTCGGGCTTGAAGCGCTCCTCCTCGCCGCCGCCAGCCGAGCCGCCCGTGTCGCCCAGCTCGCGGTTCTCGAAGATGATGTGCTCGGCCGCCAGGGTGATCATGAAGCCGCCGCCCACGTTGGTCCAGTAGGCGGGGCGGAAGAGCAGGTGGTGAATGGCCGTGTTGCGGCCCATGTCGCCGGGGCCGACGAAGCGCACGTGGCCTGCGCCGAGGCCTGAGAAGCTTGACGCCTTGTGCGGCAGCGTGTCCCGCACGATGGGCATGCTGCTGCCGTGGAAGTCCTGCGCCGTGTGGCCCGTGACCATCGAGAAGCGCGTAGCCGTTGGCGGCAGCGGCGACGTGCGCGCAGACCACACGGCGCTCTTGACATACTGGCCGGTGCGCCCGTCCGCCATGATCACAGACTCGATCTCGAGGGAGCGCCCGCTGATGCGCAGCTTCAGGCGCCCATCGTAAAGCGGCTCGCCAGTGGCGCTGATGGGCGCCAGCCGCTTCTGGCGCTTGAGCGAGATGGCGCTCGGGTTCTTCTTGATGTAGTCGCCCTCCGCGGGGCCGAAGATCTTGGTGCTGTTCTCGATGAGGAACTTGTCGAACTCCTTGTCCAGCTGGTCGAGGCTATTCCAGGTGCGCTCGTCCAGCTTGACGGAGAGCGTCAGCTTGTTGGCGGCGTGGATGGCGGCCACCGTCGCGCACTCCATGGGCATGTCCACGGCGTACGCGGCGAGCGGCGCCTGGCCGGCCGTCACGAGCTTGTACGAGGTCTTCTCCGGGAAGGTGTCGATGTAGCCGATGCGGTCGCCCGGCTTCATTAGCTTGAAGCTCACGTTGCCCGCCCACAGCATCGGAAGCGTCTTCACGGCGCCCGTAGACCAGCTCATTTTTTCCGGCGTGTAGTGGCAGTTGGTCAGATGACGCGTCAGATGACAGTCGGCTGACGTTCTGGGAGTGCGAGTTTTGGGTGAAACATTAATTGTGCGCGCGCCGGTCGCCAACCCCGCTTTTGACCAACCCCGCTTTTCAGACACCCCTGGTAGGGGGGTCACCGATTGTGGTGACTGGCGCAGCCACGGCCGTTGGCGTGGTGTTTTCCACGTCCATCGAGGTGACACAGCTCTTGCCACAGCAAACGGACCTGATCCTCTTGTGGTTGGCCGCATTGAACAATGGGACCACAAAGCGATAGATCACAAACAACGCGACTGTGAAGGCTGTGCCTACGCCACCAGCAACCAACGTCTGATTAGAGTCGGCCATTGTAAGGTGAAATGGCAACTGGGTCAGGTAAGCCGGACCCAGAGTTAGAAAAGGTAAAGGCAGAGCTCGCAGAGCTTAACAGAGAACTTCAGATCCAACGCGACGAAATGGGCTTTCTAGATGAAAAAATTGCAACGTATTTTCAGGCAGGCCGTGAAGATGCTGTCGTAAAGCTAGCCAAGGAGCGTGTCAAGGTCCAGCGCATAGTTGACCTACTCATGTACCAGAAGGAAGAAGTTGAGAAGCAACTTAACATGATGGTACCAGGCGCTGTGTCCAAGTATACTCCGACCAACCTAGCTTTAGATTTGCTTGCTAAAGATCGAGTGGATCGAGTGGCGCCAGCAGCGGCGCCAGCAGCAGCGCCAGCAGCGGCACCAGCAGCGGCGCCAGCAGCGGCAGTAGCAGAGGCCAAGGCCCGTGAGCGAGGTAAGAAACTCGAGAGTCTCCGAGCGCAATTCGACGACACGGTCAGGCGTCACGACGCCCTTGTCGAAGAGAACGAGGAGGTTTATCAGGCTCATCGTGCAGTGGCCCTGAAAATTCACAACAAAGCACAGCCTCCTTCAGAAGCAGAAAAGGCTGAACTTGTTCAAGAAGGCAAGGTTCTTCAGCGTCGTCTAGCAGAACTAGACGCTCGGATAGAAAACCTTAGCGAGAAAATGGGTCAACTTGCAGCAGAAATCAAAAAGTTCGGCCCGCAAGGCCCAGAAGGCAGGGGCAAAGGCAAGCGCAAGCGGCAGCATAAGCTCAAGGGCGGCGACCTCGGCGACGACATCCGCCGTGCGCTCGACCCCAACCGCAACGGCCTCAACCAGTCGATCCAGAATACCGGAGCCGCCATCAACCAGTCGGTCCAGGACACGAAGCAGAAACTAGACCAGTCGATCCAGAACACTGGCAGAGTCCTCGGCGACGCCTTTGATCCGAACAAGAACGGCCTTGCCGCGGCAGTCAATGCCATTGGCGATAAGCTCAAGGGAGTTGACTGGAACGACGTTAAGAACAAGCTCGGCGATGGCCTTGACCCCGCCAAAAACGGCGTCAGCGAAGCCTTCAATAAGTTCGGCGGCGATGCAACCCGGGCGTTCGAGGAGCTCGGAAACAAGATCAAGGAGTCCGCGCAGCGCGACAAGGCCACCCTCGATGCCGCCTTTGCGCCCTTTGTTGCCGAGTTTACGAACCCGAACAGCGCCTTGGCCCAGTTTGTGCAGTCTGCTGGCATCCCTATTTCCGCAGACGAATGGAAGAAAAAGTTCGAGGACCCCGAGACTTACTTTACGATTCTCAGCGTGCTCGTTACCGCGGCCGCGTCCGTTGCGTCGGCAGGACTCGCAGGCCCTGCTACGTTCGCAGCTGCACAGGCGCTCATTGCCGGAACCCGAGTCATCACGAAAGCAGCCATGGGAAAGCCTGTCACACCTGGAGACATCGCAGCCGTTGTGACCGCTGCGGTCCCTGGCGCAGGCGGTGGCACGGCGACGACGTGGCTCGAAGTTGCGAAGCAGGCCACCAAACAGGTCGGCGTCTCGCTTGTCAAGACAGCTGCAAAGAACGTCCTCAGGTCGAACAAGGACGGTCTCATGGAGGCAGGCAAGACCCTTGCCACCATGTCCCAGGCAGCAACGCCCAGCCCTCCTGCGGACGGCAGCGCGCCTAGCGAGCCCAGCGCGCCGGCGCCCAGCGAGTCCAGCGCAAACGCCGGCCCCTTGGGTCAGCAGGCGCCCCAAGAGTCCTATGATCTCGCGAGGAGCATCCAGCTACCCACCCAGCAGCTCAGCGCGAATTGGGCATCTGAACAGGACAACGACATGGCAGAGCAGCTAAGGAAAAAGGCACGCGGTGAAGCTTACTACGACTACGACAGGGGTGATTTTGTCAACCCGTCAGCGTCACAAGCCGAGCCTGAATCATCGGGAGGGTTTGATGGTGGATTTGGGCAGGGCTTGCAGGGCTATGGCAGGCCTCGCACCGGCTTAAACTTTGCCCCCATGAAGTACGACGCCACAGATGCGCGCCATCCATTCTTTCACATCCACGCGCGCTCTGTAAGGGCGGGGCGGAAGGTGGATCTTGACCGACTCGACCCCGACTATTTTGAGGGCAAGCAGGGTGGCGAAGCCTTGCGGGGCACTGGGTTTTTTGATGACCTCAAGAGCAAGGCAAGCCAGGCTGCAAGCACGGTCGCAAGCAAGGCGAGCCAGGCTGCGAACACGGTCGCAAACAAGACCGGAGATTTTATTCGCGCAAAGCTTCAAGACTTACCCAGTGGCAACCTTGGCGAGGCTTTAGGTGTGCCAGGGGTCGAAACAAACCTCGCTGTCATTACCGATGCCGCGCTCGACCGTTTCGGTTATAACAACTTTGACGCAAGGAACCAGGAATTCCTGAAAGCACACGGCTCCGAACCCATCACGTCGCTGAAAATCCGGCGCGCCCCAATCAGCAACAACATCAACATCGCCCTCAACTTGCTCTCCTTAGGCCAATGGAACCAGTCAAGGGCCAAGTATGGCTACGACGACCTCTTCCACCTTGGTCTTATTGTGAACGACGTTTACGCCATCCAGCGCATTGGCCGCGTCAGCTTCAACTATAAGGATCCAGACGCCCCGCGGACCGAGTTTCTGAACCTACCTGTGCCGGCTGGACTCACCGTGAAATCCATGCTCGAACAGACCCTGCAGCGCGTCGGACCCAAGGTCTTCTTCTCCTACGACCCATTCACATACAACTGCCAGGGGTTCCTGCGCACCATCCTCGAGACCATCAACCTATGGACGCCTGAAGTCGATCGCTTTGTCTACCAGCCAGTGGATGCACTGCTGCGCGAACAGCCTGGTTATGTCCAGTCCGTTGCCCACGTTCTCACCAACTTTGGCCAGTTTACAGGTGTGGGAGCCGGAAAGCCGACCCCCGCCGAGATCGCGTCCGCGGTGGCGCGCGGTGACGCCGGTGCCCGTGCCGCACGGGGAGAGCGGCAGCTTGAGAGCACCGAAGGCCGGCTTAACCGACTCAGCCAGGCCATGTTTGGAAAGAGGGCGTCCGAGCTCGACGACGACGAAAACGACCAGCTCGACGGGGCCTTCCAGCAGCAGTCTGGATACTACGAGGCCGAAGACGCCGAAGACGACGGCGACGAGATTGAGCACCTGCCGGTCATTCTCAAGCGCAGGCGGACCGGCATTAAGGGCGCCAGGCGAGTGGAAAGGGCGAAGCGGTTTATGCAGAGGCTCAAGCGCCCGGCAGCGCGCCTTCAGCACATGGCCCGGCACGATGCCTTGGTCCAATCCGACAAGCGAAACTATAACAGAGACAAGGCGGCGCAGCGCGCAGACCCCGACTACGACGTCCCAACGGACGAAGACGACACCGACTTTGAGTTTGACGACGACGGCGAGCAGCCGCGCTTTGAACCAGGCACCTACTTCAGGAGGGGCGGAGGCATGGTCGGTCGTGGCCCATCGAAGGCGGATATCCTTAAGTGGCTAGAGGACACAGGGCCATCCTTGGTGGCCTCCGAGGAGGCAATAGACATCTCAGAGGCCATTTTTCCCATTATAAAGAAGTTCTACGGAAGCATACAGGATGTTGCCGGTGATGATGCCGGTGATCGACTAAGAATGGACGCCTACGAAAACATCCTTCCTCTGCTTGAACGGTCGACAACAGAGATTAAACAGAGGCTTCCAGACATGCTGAGGCTTAAAGGCATTTTGGCAAAAACACCACCAGATCTGTTTCAAGCTGTTGATACCGAGATTGAAAGGCAGCGGAAGATAACAGACCCCACGTCCGATCCTTTTGTGTTCTCTGACCGCGTTGAGGTGATTGACAAGATCTTCGGCGTGTACAAGAAACAAGTCGAGGAGATACCGCGAGTCCGAGAGATCCTCGGCAAACTTAAAAAGAAGTTTGAGAAGCCCCCGCCGCCTCGCGCGCCCCCCGAGCCTGGTTCAGCCGAGGACAGGCTCAATGCCATGATGACCCCAGAGTATCTGTATTTGGTTCAGAAGGCGAACCCAGGAGGCCTCAAGCCGGTTATGAACCCGGAGGAACCCTACGAATGGTATAGAAAGTAGCAGTGGTATAGAGTGTAACTACGAGTCGCCCTCTTCCTCCTCCTCCGCTTGCTCGCCGCGCCGCATCAACTGCCCCTTGCGCGCCACCATCATCTCGCGCTGCCGCTTCTGGCCCGCCTGGCGCAGCGCGTCCCTCTCCTCCACTGCCTCCGCATCCTCCTCCTCAGCCTCCGCCTGCTCCGCCGCGGCGCGCTCCGCCGCCTCCCGGTCCTTCATCAGCTTCTTGAACAGGTCTGCGCCCGACGGCGGCGGCGGCGGTGGCGCCCCCGCGCCCGCGGCCGAGTGCGCGCGAAACGGCGGCGACGGCGAGAGCACAATGTGCTGCACGCGGTCCGCCGACCACACGCCCAGCGGCGGCGAGTGGTTGGAAAAAAAGACCACGTGCGGCACCTTAAAGACCTTCAGCTTGGACTGGTACTTGGTGCTCACCAGCTGGCCGTTCTTCAGCTTCTCGGCCACCGTATACAGGTCCTTGAGCTGCAGCACGTCCACGGGGCGCGCCAGGTCGAAGATCGCGATCGGCTGCCCCGTGTAGGCAAAGGCGCAGTCCGTGATGCGCCCGTCAAGCTCAATGGCGTTCATCGTGCGGCACAGGTAGGTGCTCAGGCGGCTCTTGCCCTCGCCGCCCTGGCCGTCCTCCACCCAGTAAATGTGGCGGTCGTGTGCCGGCCCCCGCAAGATCTCGACCAAGCACGACTGCCACGGCCGCAGCTGGAAGTCCTCGCTCTCTGGCACCTTTGGCACCACCAGGTCCGCCAGCTGCGTAATGCCGCTGGCGTAGCGCACAAACTGCCCCGGGAATTTTTCCGCAACCTGCCGGATGCCCTCCATCGGCCCGTGCTCGCGCAGCACCTCCCGGATCTCCTCAAAGTCCGTGCGCTGCCCTGGCGCCGCCCGCTCCGCCGCGCCATGCGCCCAGCTTGCACGTGCAATAAGCTCGCCCTCGGGCACGGCGCGTAGGGCCGCATTTGAGTAGCGCGCAATGTGCGTCTTGCGGTCCTTCAGAAAGACAGGGCGGCCGGCCACGCTGCGCGCCCAGATCTTCGGCAGCGGCGGGTCCTCCTCGTCCTCGCCGTCCGAGCCACCCGCCGGCAGCGCGTCAGGCGTAGTTGCCAGCCACTCCCGCGCAGCCCCCGACCGCTCCTGGCTCGCAAACTCAAGGTAGGCCACAAAATTAAAGCCGTCGATGGTTGAGCCCTCTACCTGGCCCACTCCATAGGTTATAAGGTCCGCAAGCTCACGCGGCATCGGCGTCGGCGCGTAGGTGTCGTAGTCAGTCTGCACCGTAAAGACCCACGCGCGAGACTTGCCGCTCCCCTCCCCCTTAGCGTGCTTGTGGCTGCCGCTGGCGGAGGACGAAGAGGAAGACGACGACGAGCGGCTAGACATTTCAAATTTTCCGGTCAACGGTCGGCGTCAGTCGACGTCGGCTGACGAATTCTGAGTCTGAGTCCAAGGGTCATATTCGGGGGGAACTTATGTTGTGTGTGCACGTGGTCATTTGGTAACCTAACCCCGCTTTTTCTCAACCCCGCTTTCGGTGGCCACGAAATGTCAGTGTCGAGCTACCAAAAGTCTTCGTCACCCATCGACTTGCTCGGGGTCCCCTGTTGCACAGTCTGAGCAAAGATTTGGAAGGATCACTGTCACAAGGTCGCAGCCTGGGCACCAGCCATCAGCAGCATCCACAAGAGCATCGCCTTGCCTTCTGCAAGCCCAGCACTCGTGGCAAAATTGGTAGCCCAAAACCTCGTCAGGCCTGCCACAGTCCAGACACGGCTCCCAGTCGTCTTCAGGATTCATGACCCCACGCACCCAACGGAGAGCGTTTGGGTCTCCCAACGCCCTCAGAAATGCAACAATATAGACCATCTGATCCTTACTCAGGTAAAATGGCACCACCGTCGGACGACGATTGGTTTGAGTTGATCAACGCGTCAACGTCGATTGCGCCCAAGAGCAAAGTGAGCTATTGCAAGCACGTGCGTAGCCTCCGCAAGCTCTGCTGCGAAAACTGCACGCTGTCCCAGGTTATGTTTGACCCCGACCGCGCGCTGGCAAAGCTCCAGCGGCTCCCACCCGCCATCCAGCGGCCCCACATTGCCGCCGTTCTCTGCCTCTTCAAGCGCGGCGAGGAAAAAAACCTATATCGCCGCTGCGACCCGCACGTGGCCGCGCCGCACCGCCAGTGGCTCGAGGCGCTCTCCCAGTGCCATCGCGCCATCAACGGATACATGGACGACAACCAGTTTTCCCAGCGCGAAATCGAGGCTGCGGCTTCGCTCCGTGACTGGGTCGATGCTCACAAGGAGATGCAACGCGCAGACCCCAACTCCCAGGACGCACTCCTCGTCGCCTTCCAAACCCTAGCCCTCCCGCCCCTGCGCGGTAGCGACCTGTCACACATCCGCATCGGACCCCAGGCCACCGGCAACTACATGGCTGTGCGCGAGGACGGCTCCGGAGAGCTCGTGATCCGAGACCACAAGACCGCCCGCTACTACCCCAAGCTTGAACGCTACTTGCCCCGCGCCCTCGTCGAGATGGTTGAACGGTCTGTAGAAGCCCAACCCCGCAACTGGCTCTTTTCGACACGCGCAGGAGGCGCTTACTCGGCATCCGGCTACCTCAAGTGGAAGTCCGGCGTCTTCCAGCGCGCCTTCCACGGCCGCCCCGTCACCAGCAACTCGCTGCGCCACGCCTACGTAACCGAGCGCGTGCACGGCAACCCCGACCTCTCAACCAACCAGGCACGGGCCATCGCCTCGTCTATGGGTCACTCTCTCGGTATGCAGCGGCAATACGTGCGACTGAATCCGCAAGGGAGGCACTCGGCTCGACCTGGCTTCTAGGCGAGCGGCGCCGCCGCTGGCTTCTAGGGGCAGCGCGCGGCCGCGGCAGGGGTGGCCTCAGTGGCGTCTGCAACTGCATCAGCAACTGCAGGAGCTGTAGGCGCAGCTGGAGAAGCTGCAAGACGCTGGCGAAGGCGACTGCTCTTTGCATACTGTCGCTCTCGCGCGCGGCGCTCCTCGCACCGCTGGCAGGGCTTAACCTTAGGGACACGCGTCTTCTTGGGCTTGGCCTCGGCGGCAGCGGCAGGCGCCGCGGCGGGGTCCGCGGCATCCGGCACGCCAGGCGCAAAGGCCCCAGGCTCCACAGCGGCCGGCACAGGGTCGGTCGACGTCGCCTCACTCGGGATATGCTTAGGCTTACTCTGCTTGACGCGCGGCATCCTGGACGATCAGAAGTGCAGTTTGGCAGACGGGTGATTTGACAAATGGACGACGAGTTCCTTGACCACCTGCGGGGTCAAGGCAAGCTCGCCTACCACCGAATCACACAGCACGCACTGGCCGTTGCTTACGGTGGCTGCGCGGCAGCAACGCTCTTTTTCCAGCAGTGCTATTATAGCGCCTTTGACAGGCACCCTGAACTCGTGCGAGAGATTTTGAACGGACCTAGTCCTGATCGGTACAGAGGCATCGAAAAGGAGATCTTCGGTGCAAACGCCCTCGTCCTTTTCAATGGATGGAATCATTCCTTTCGCAAGGACTACGATTCTTGCCAGGTGGCATTGCGCAAAGCCCAGGTCAATGGCTACGGAGGATCCATCATCTACTCGTGGTTCAGGAAGAAGGCGGATGCCGAATTCTACCGCAAAGACGGAGAATACCCTAAAGACAAGCGCGCGTCTGGAGCACACATTCTCGCGTACGTGACAGACCCATTGTCGAAGAACAAGATCATCATCTTTGATCCCCAGCAACAGAATGCAATCGAGGATTTCGAGAAGCCTGGTGGTGTCGCTATTGCCGCAGAGAAATCGTACGAAAAGGGCACCTTCTACAAGTTAGATTGCATCAAGGATGTGTGGAAAGAGGGACCTTTTAACCACCTTCTCAATCGCCGTGGTGGTGACTTTGATGCTGCATCAATGAGAGACTCAATGGATCATGTGGTTCTTGACTACATCACCTCTATTGGAATTCCAGAAGACAGAAGTGGGATTCCACTGAACCCGGTCTCGTTTTATACAGCAAGCTCTAAACAACGCAAGCTTCACTACGAACCACCAAAGCCAACGAAAATCAAACCCGACGCTGATGGCGAGGTCGAGCTTGTTGGCAGCGTTGAGTGGATCAAGGAGTACAGGGAGAGCCCAAAAGAGATCGCAAAGAGCCTTCAAGACTTAAAGACTTCGCGTCCCTACGGAATAAAGGGACGGACTTGGCCGGACGAGGAGATTGCCGAGTTCAGGGCCAAACAAAAGGAGCTGCGCGAAGAACGGGAGGAGCATGAGCTTGACGGACCTGTTGTGCTCAAACGAAAGCGCACACTTCAAGAGGAACCTAAGGTCAAGGAGGTGCCAATAGAGCCAGACCCAGAGGTTGAGGAGGTTGTGCCAGAGGCAAAGAAGGCCAAGAAGCGCAAGCTCCGGCGCTTCAGCGACAAGCCATTGAAACCCGAGGAGGTCGGCCGCGGCCGCGGCAGCGGGCCGTCGCCATTCAGCCCACTCGGCGAAAAGGTGGCGAACTACGCGCTCTCGGAAGACGATATCCGCGGTGTGGTTGGCAACATCCCTATCTACAGATACCCTGAGCTTGACGACATGAAGACGCCGGAAGAGATGTTCAAGGGCCATAAGGCCGCAGTTCTGCTCTTCCTCACCGACGACCAAGACACCGGCCACTGGCTCACCGTCCTCGACCGGCCCGACCATTATGAGGTGTTTGACAGCTACGGGGTAGGTGCATGATGATTTGTGTGTTGGGAGTTATGAGTGGCGAAATGTTTTTTGAATGGTACGAGCAAGTGCCTCGAGGTGACTTAGAGAATGGCCTGGGGCGCCTCGAGCCTTCTTCTAAGTCACCTCGAGGCACTTGCTCCCTACCAGTCAAAAAACATTTTACCACCCTCCGCGACCACTTTCTAATTCCTCACCCTACCCGACCGCGCCCGCAGACCCCGATCGACGGAAACCGGTCTTGGCTGACAAAGGAGCAGCTTGTCAAGTTTAATGAGACTGAGCCGCACCTCAAGGAGCTGCTTGCGAAAGGGAACAAGCCTGTCATCCACAACACCACGAAGCTCCAAAAAGACGATGCCAGCACCTGTGGCCGCTGGGCTGTGGCTCGCATTCTGAACGCGGACATGCCTCTGCCCGAGTTTATTGCCGATCTCAAGGAAGGCTCTGGAACGCCAGATCAAAACGTGACTGCCTACACGTACAACTTCCTTCACAAGTAGTGCAAGATGTCGTACAAGCGTGACGTATATGGGTCCATGATCAGCAACGGTAGCCTGACGAGGCGAGGCGACGGCACCGTCTACTACGACACCAACGTGTCGTGTCGGACCACCTACGACAGTGGCGTCACTGATAAGGGGTCGCATGGCCGCTTCGCAACCTTCCAGGATACTCGCACGCGCCCCTTCGTGGGGAACTCGGATGACTACAACCTTTCGCTGGTGCGGGGAACCGTCACAACGAGTGCAATCCCGCTGTTCTTTGCGCGCCCATCTGAGCTTATCACAGAGGGTGGCGTTGACAAGTGGGAGGTGACCGCGCAGCCTGGTCTTGCTTTGACGTGGACAGGACCAGTATACACCGCCGTGAATCCGGGAAATCCTGGGGTAACATCCGACTGGCTTTTTGCGGCGTATCCCAACTTTGGCTGGATCCCCACCTATACATACACCACATTGCCTGGAGCTACGCCAACCCAAAATGCGTCAGCAGTTGCTGCCGTCAACCTTTCGACTTTGGGCGTCTCGCGTGATACTCTTGCAACAACCGTTGCCTCTCGTCTCACAACGTTGCTTACAGCTGCTGCTGGGTTTACAGTGACTGTGACGTCCCCTACTGCCGTACCGTCCGCATCCATGACCCAGCAGTATTCGATTCAAAATACAAGCTTGACGGATAGTCTGTACCTTGACTTCTCGCTCCCTGCGAGCAGCGGTCAGCTTGGACACTACTTGATTGGCAACGCCACTGTGACCAAGGCGGGCGTCCTACAGGCGTGCAAGTTGCTGGGATTTATCCCGGGTCAGGTCTTCGTGGCGCCTCCCAACGCCACAACGCTGTTTCCTCGCGCATACCAGAAAGCCTTTACTTCGACCATGAACTTGTATGCGTACAAGACCGTTCGTTGGGTTCCGGAGGACACCTCAGCGCGATTTCCTACTGCGGCAGACTTGCAGGGCACCGTAAATCCCCAGACCATAACCTACTTTGACTGCTACACGTACCAGCACTATCTCAACAACTGCATCAATCCGACGTTCGAGCGCTGCATTTATGACCCGTTTGATGAAAACAACGGCAATACATCGATTAAGTTTAGCGACCAGTGTTTGAGTCGCCAGCTAAATCAGTGCTGCATTGCGAATGTCGGTGCAATAAATAGGTGGAACCCGACAACGACTTACACTGCGTACAGTACTCCAACATCTGTATACCACCAGGGTCTTGCGTGGATTGCAACTGAGACCAATATTGGCCAAGAGCCTTCGGATGCGTCCACATGTTGGCAAAGCTGTGGCGCTGCTATGAACAATTCGTACGTGGAGGGCAAGGTGGGATACCTGACAGGCGACGTGGTCACAGTTACTAGTGGCCTTTCAACCTACTATTCAGTTGCAACAGGCACAACAACCGGCCCGCCTCCTGCATCTTTGAGCAGTGCAAACGGATGGAATTCCTCTACTCTCGGATTCTTTAACCTTGGTTCTGTTGCAACTTCGACCCCTTCAATTGCCACCACTGCTCCTGTGATCACCTTTAACTCGGCAACCAGCCTTTTCACGCTGAATCTCGACAGCTACGGCTTCGGTGGCACTACGTACGCAAACGCTGACGACGGCTACGGTGGCGTTCTTGACAATACTTTGAACAACACCTCGACATACACTGTCGAGGAGCAGAATTATAATGCGTCGCTAAACGACATTGCTCGTGATTCATGGGGTGTGACTGGCACAAACGCACTTACTACACGCCCCTACGTTGTGTCGAGGCGTCCAAACGTGTCTTTCGATGAAAGAATGGTGGTTGAGGCTGACGACTACTTCCACCAGCTCTTTGGCAACTGGCCGGCGTTGCGACTGAACTACTTCGACCCTCGCACATCGCTGACGACGTCGTATGTTCGCTACCTTCCCCAGGCGAAAGTGGCAGGCCTGACTACAAGCACCCCTTTGCCACTAACTGTGCCCGCGGATGGAACGACAGGTCTTTCAGCCACATACCTGCCCTATGGCCGCATCGGGGGGTCTGTGTCCTACATCTACACGTTTGAACAGGACTACCCTTCGATTTGCAACATGTGGAACCCGTTTGATGCGATTGTACTTCAAACCGCCGAGGTGCCAGTGCAGGCAGACTACACGACGCCGCTCTACCAGCTTGACGACGCCGGTCTGCCCACAACTCTGCAGACGAACGGCAACACACTGAAAATCATCGCGGATTTGCCGATCAAGACTCAGGCAACGGTTCAGGAGGGCCAGCAGTTCCGGTCCGAAATCGTGTTCGAGCCAAATACGCCTCTTTACATCGACCTCCAGCCTGGCCGAACCTTCAACCAGTTTGACTACTCGATTTTCCTTCGCGTGAAGGAAACGAACGAGCTTCGGCCTCTAAGCCTTTCGGACGGAGGTTCTGCATATTTCCGGTGGGCGTTTTCCCGGAAGTAGCCTTGAAACGTGTGTCCTCGTCACAACACTGCTCTGAAAGAGTTGCCCGATTCGTGACCCCTCACCCTAGTCGTGAAAGATGTCGAAGATTCAGAAGGTGGCTATCACGGATGCCCGTCTCATGCAGGAGGAGCCGGCGTATGCCGTGCAGAAGGGCGCGCTGTCTGTGTCTGTTGCGCCCTTCAGCGCCATTGCAGCCTCGTCTTCGCAGATGACCTTCCAGGTGCTTGTGCCTTCCCTCAACGTGTTCATTGACCGCAAGATCCTCCTGGCAACGCCGCTCTCGTTCAACGCAAACGTGTATTTCGGTGGCGCGCGCGGCGCTTCATACCGTACCATTTACGTCGCAGTTCTGCCCGCTGCGGCGCTAACGGCTGGTGCGAATACCTTTTTGACAACCGGATTTTCTACGAATGGAGTTGCCCTTGCTGTTGCAACTACGATGGCAACGGCTATTTCTGATTGGACTGCGCAGATCCTTGCCGGCCAGCCTCCAGTGCTCATTGGACCCAGCTTTGCACCTGGAACTACTCTTCTCTCTGCTACTGCAGGCGCCGGCGCCGGCCAAGTGACTCTCGTGTTTAACCCGGGCGTGGCAGCGCCCACGTTTGCAAGCGGTATGTTCATCCTGGCCGCATATTCGCTTTTTGATGTGCCGGATCCGCAGTGCAGCGTGTCGCAGGCGTCTGGCCCTCAGTATGGCCTGGACATGGGCCAGTCGCTCTCTGTTGGCGGCCTCCCGGGTGGCCAGTCTGGCTGGTGCAGCGCCGTGTCCGGTAAGGATCTGGCGCTTACGCAGTTCCCTATCCAGAGCTGCCTTTCGACCATGACGGCGACGCTCAACGACTGCACGGTCACGACCAACGGCGACACGCTTCGCGAGCAGCTCCTGCTGACCTCAACTCGTGAGAACCTTAAGCAGCGCACGACGCCCACCAACGCCGACGTTTTCTCGTGGGGTCGCGACGACGTCCAGAACGGCGCCGGAAACTTCTCGACCTACTCGACGGCCAATGGCTATGGCGACATTGCGAACGGCGCGTGGCCAATTGCCTGGTCGATCAATCCTACGTGCGCAACGCAGCTGCAGTCAACGGCGGTGACGGAGGTTCAGGCGCCTGGTCTTGGAACCGCCGCGAGCTGGCCCTTCCTGCCTGCCGGCACTGTGAAGAATTTCTTCCAGACCACGGCTCTTGGCGCTGGCAACTCTACAAACGGCGGAGTCGGTTTCTACATTGCCGCTGTGGCAAACGAGGGTGTTACGGTGCCGACGACGCCGGCCTACACGGCCACGAACGTCCTGGTTCCCTTCCTGAATTACCAGCCTGTGTGGACGACCGGCTTTCCTGGTGGTGATCTCCTCGGTGGCTTTGCTGGAACGAACCTTGCTCTCACGACAGGTACGCACGGCCAGTTTACTGTGGTCACTGGCGCAACTGCCACGCTCACGCTGCAGGTCAATGTGCCGCCTATGAGCATGGTGGGTGCTCGCCTTTACGACGCCCTGGCAGGCAACTTTCTCACGACCGTCCCGCCTTCCGGAACGGCTGCTGCCAACACTGCCAGCACTGGCGTGATTGCAATTGTGACGTCCCTTGTTCGCGGAGCCCTTGGACAGGCGGGGTCTGTTTACGGCCTCACGTACAGCACGACGGCAACAACGACGATCACGACTGTGAGCGCTGTTAACCCGGCGGGTAACGTGATGGCTCTTTCGGGTGGCTGCCCGGTCGGGTATGCACTGCCTGTTTACGGTACCATCTCGTGCGCAGAGGCGCTGGTGATTTCGCCGCTCATCTGGGCGGACAGCGCCGAGTTCCAGACGGTCGGTCTTTACGGCATGACCAATATGCAGTTCGTCCTTAACTTCTCCCCGCTTGGCACGACCAAGGCGGCCCTGAGCCCTAGCGTTGTTACCACGGGCACCCTGTCGGGCAACGACTCGAGGTCCAAGTCTTCACTTCCTCTGTGGATCGACGACCTCACTGTCCAGAACCCCAACACTGGCAATATTCTGCGCTCGTCTAACGTTCGCTCTGTTGTGTCCAGTGTCAAGTATGCTGCGGCGAGCGGGACTTCTGGCCCGTGGGCTGCCGGCCCAGCTTCGATCAACACGACCACGGCCACGAGCCCGACGCTGTTTGCGACCTTCCTTACGCCGGGCGTTGACGTGCCCCTGCCGGAAGTCTCTACGGTCCCGTACGTCGAGTTCCCTCGCTATTTCTACACCACAGGCCAGAGCCTCGGCTCGTCTGCGCCCACGATCTATTCGCAGACCATTTCGCTCACGTCCATCCCGGACATGGTCATGGTTTACGTGAAGCCGAATACGCGTGGCCCTTCGCAGCTTGACCAGTACCTGCCGATCAAGTCGCTCTCAATCACGTTTGACAACTTCAGCAACCTTTGCTCGAGCTTTCAGCAGGTCAATCTTTACGAGAGCGCAGTGGCTGCGGGTCTTGACATGGACTGGCACCAGTGGCGCGGCTTCACGCAGGCGCAGTATAACTCGGGCGTCCTTGGCGCGGCTTCAGCCACTTCGGCTGTGGGCTATACGAAGCAGAGCCCGTTTACGCAGCTCAGCGGCGGCCCCATCCTGCTGCGCATGGGCCAGGACATCACCCTTCAGCCTGGCCTGGCGCCTGGCTGCCTGGGCAACTACTCCTTCCAGATCACCTGCACCATTGACAATTCCAAGGGATACTACGACTACGTCAACAACCCCGTGATCACGGTGGTTGCAATCAACACTGGCTTTTTCGAGACGATGCGCGGCCAGTCGGCGATCCGCAAGACCATCCTGCAGATGGCCGATGTGGCGGCGGCGACCAGCGACTCGGGCATGTCGAAGACGAGCCTGAACCGCATGATTGGTCGCGGCAGCGGCGGCAGCATGTTCAGCGGCGCGTCGAACCTTGTGAGCCGCGGCCTGGCTGGCCTGCGGCAGGCAAAGAAGATCAACGATGAGTATGGCCTCACAAACCTGGCGCGCACTTATGGCGGCACGACGGGCTCCCAGCTCGCCGACGCGGCCGACATGGCCATGAACACGGGGTCCAAGATTGACTCGCTCTACGGCAATGGCAAGCGCCACCGGAGCTCGGGAATCATGTAAACAAACGACAGACCTACCCGTCAGCTACCCTTCGCAAATCATCAACCTACGTCAGCCACGTCTAAAAAATGAAGACGGTGGGCTCACGCGCAGAGGTGTTCCACGGCAACGCAAAGCGCACGAGCGGGCGCCTTGTAAAGGACGACCTAATGAAGAATGGGGCGGGGCGCATTGTGTCAAAGAAGAAGCACGCGGCGGGCAAGAACGCGCTCAAGTTCCTGCACGCCAAGGGCTACATTGCAGTGAAGGGCAAGTTTGGGAGTGCGCGCGCCCGGTCAAGTTCAACTGCTGCCGCCGTTACTGATGCCGGGTGGGGCCGCGCTCAGCTCGACCTCGATAAGCTGGACGTTGTCCCCGTGGATGTTGGGGCTGGCGTTACCGGTGCAGCTGTTCAGGCAGGTGGTAAGTGACTTGAGGCGGCAGGCGTAGCACTCGTGTTGGCTACGGATAAGAAAACTGGTGGTGGCGTCGGGATTGGATTGCAACGCCTCTGCCATGAAGCGCTCGCGTAGCATAGCCCTCACATTCCGTGACAGACCGTTCGTTACGTAGCGCCGTGGCTCCATCGCCAACCCCGCTTTTGCCAACCCCGGTTGTCACTTCACAGTCGGCAAACGTCGGGTCGAAAATACTGACTCGATTTTGGAATTCACAATCCCAAAACCAAAAACATCTGCCGATTTCTTTCCCGCCCTCCCCCCGCCTTCTCCTCGATCCTAATAGGCACGGGCAACAGTTTCCGGGTCAACCGGAGTTGTTTTGAGCGAGATCGACCTCTTTTCTGAAAAGTATGTCATCCTACGCGGTCTTTGCGAGGGGTGAGAGCGAGGACGACCAACCGTCGGAAATGCCCGCGCGTCCGCCCGCCCCGGTGCCGCCGCCCCCCGTGGCCCCGGTGGCCCCCCGCATGACGCGTCGGTCAACGGGTGGCACCGCGCCCTCGCCGGTCGAGGTGGTGCCCGCCATGCGCCCCGGCTGGAGCGGTGGGAAGCCTCCACCAGGGTCGCTGCAGCGCGACATTGCGGGGCGCGGGCGCAGCATGGCCGAGGCGGTGCCGAGCTTTTCCGACGACGAGGATTACCTGCGCGGCCGCGAACTGCAGCAGCGCCACGAGCGGGAGGAGCGCGAGCGCAAGCGCCACGAGCCGCCGCCGAGCGAGGACGAGGAGGAGGACGACGAGACGGAGGACGAGGGGGCGGGGGGCCTCTGCATCTGCGACACGCAGCCACGCGCCAACTGCGTGCTGCACGGCGCCTCGGTGCTGCCGCTGGCGCGCGCCTCGGCCCTTACGCGCCTCACGCCGCCGCCGCCCCCGGCCCCGGTGCCGCTGCAGCGCCAGGTGGCGGCCATCACGGGCAGCGGCGGCGGCGGCGCGGCCGAGGAGCCCTCGTCTTCATCCAACGTCTCGACGCTCATGGAGAGCGCGGTGCGCGAGGCGTTCCGGCAGGGCATCGAGCAGGGCAAGCGCATGCAGCTGCCGCAGCAGTGCAAGACGTGCGCAGTGCGCAAGGAGCGCAACCGCCTGGCGGCCAAGGAGTCCCGCCACAAGAAGCGGCGCGAGGCCGAGGTGGTGGCCACGCGAGAGCTCATTGCCACAGCGGCGGACGTGGCGGCGTCGCGCGTTACGGCCCCGCCCCCAACCCCGGTCCCTTCGGCCCCAGCGCCACTGGCTACAAGCGCGCGCGCAGCTGCCGGCGGGGGTGAGGAGGAGGAGCTGGTGCCGCCGCCCTTTTAATGTGCAACGTGTGTGGTCCTTTTTGCCTCTAAAAGCTTTGCCAGCGTTGTGATGTGCGCATTGCGGCTCCTTTCCCACGCCTGGTACTGCACCACGCAACCCCGGGCAAAAGACAGGTCGCGCTTGGTGCGGCAGAGGTCGATGCGGTCAAAAAGGTCAAGCGCATAAACCAGGTCGTGTTCTTCCTTCAGCTGGCGAGCCAATACGAGGTAACCCACTTCCATCTGACGTCTATCTACGTCAACCGACGCCATGCCGAAAATCCCGTTCAAAATGCCAAAGCCGACGATGCGTTTGATCAAGCTCGAAAACTGCGAGTCACGAGTTGAGAAGTTTGGGCTTGCGGCGCTTGCCACGTCTGAGGCGTTGGAGACTCCGAAACACCACTGGCCCTTTGAGCTGGACAACCTTCCGGAGGTACAGGGGCGCCTGCAGTTTCCGATGCCATGGGAGGCGGACAACGTAGCCTTTCGTGCCTTTCGGGCAAAGCTGCCGCCCGTGGTCACGCCAGACTCGATCTTCAGTGGCGTGGTGCTGCCGGCGCTGGCCCTGCCGACCGGCGCGGCACAGCGGACACCCGAGTGGCACCAGGCACGCGCATTTGCCGTAACGGCATCGAACTTCGCAGGCACTGGCGAGAATGCTGAGACCCTTCTAAAGACCAAGACCTACCCTATGCGCTACGGCTTTGGCGGCAACGGCTACACGGAGTGGGGGTCCCTTCACGAGAAGCACGCAGAGGAGGCATTTGTGAGCTTCCTTGCACAGGTTGGCCACAAGGGCGAACTCACGCACCCACCGCATTTACGGGACCCTGCGCGGCCCTTCCTGGGGTTCAGCCCAGACGCCCTGCTGTGGAGCGAGGCGCGCGATGAGGTTGAGCTGGTGGAGTATAAGTGCCCTGCGGCGCGCCGATCGGGCCCTGGCCACCCTTATTCGGGCGACAAACTGAACATCCCCTCGCGATACATGCCGCAGATCCAGGGAAGCATGCAAATATTGCGTGCCCTTTACCCTGGGGTGCGCTGCGTCCGGGCTTGGTTCGTGGTTTGGCAGCCGCACCAATTTTTCGTGACTCATGTGCCATACGTCGACCACTTTGCCAGTAGAACCGTCGAGCAAGCGCGTACATTCTTTCAAGACCGGTTTCTGCCTTCGTGTGTTGACGCTGTGCACGAAAGGGAAAGGCGCACGCTTACGTTTTCTACGGAGGACGAGTGTTTTGCCTTTCACGAGAGTGCCTCTTCGACCAGCCTGCCTACAAGCCCTGCGCCGCCCTTGGCCGCTGCGGCAGCAAGCTCCTCCTGTACATGCTTCATCGAGCCCTCAACTGCAGTGGCCGCTGCACCTCCGACCCTATCCACGACATCCGAGGCTGACTCGAGCACCTCCTCAAACTCCTCTGCGATAAGCTGCGTCTGCTTGGGAAAGGTAACGTGAAACCACTTAATGAACCCCCCGCCCACCCACGGCACAAAGTACATGAAGAAGTCGCGAAGAATCACGTAGAGGACGATTGCCTGAAGCGCCAACTCAGCACCCTTTATCTCGAATGGCTGGACACGCACATACGTGATTGCAGGCGTAACCGTCGGTGTCTCCGTCTGCGAGAAAAGGCCCATTTCTAGCCTTAGTCTGACTACGTCAGCTCACGAGCGTGGAGGATGCTGAAGTTTGGGTCTTTTAACGCGGCTGATGATAAGTGGCAGCCCATTGCTGTCCTTCACTCCAGGACGTCACCGCGAGACGGTTTGTGCTTGATGATTGACTCGAAGCAAAGGACCATTGTCCCTACCCGAGACATTACGTTGCCCCAGGGCGAGTTCTTCGCTCTCGAACCTACCAACCTCGAAAAGGGTCGCGACGTGATTATGGTTGGAGGCAAGTCTGGCAGCGGCAAGAGCCACACGGCCAAGAATTTCGCCCAACGCTACCACATTCTGTGGCCTAAACGCCCAATCTACCTCATCTCCTACCTCGCAAGAGACGACACACTCGACCAGCTTAAGTTTCTCGAGCGTATAGATGCCACAAAGGACTTTCCTGATGGCCCGCCGACCCTGGACTTCTTTAAAGACTCACTCACGATCTTTGACGACATTGAAGGGTTTGAGCGCGAGAGCCCTGACATCCACGATATGCTTCAGCAAACGATCGACATGATTGCCACAACCGGGCGCCACAACTCAGCTTCGCTGCTTGTTGCTTCCCACCTTCTCACGGACTACAAGCGCACCCGCCTTTTCCTTGGCGAGGCACACAAATTCGTCCTGTTTCCTAACGGCTGCAGTATGAAGCAGATGACCAACCTGCTTGGTTTGTATGGTGGTTGTGATACAGACGAACTTCGCCGGATCCGAAAGCTACCAAGTCGTTGGGTGGCTCTTTGTACCACATTCCCCTCTCTTGTGCTCTACGAGTCGGGCTGCTACTTGCTTCACTCAGACGCACCGGAAAAACTTACGCGAAAGAGGGAGCGGCCCGTGGAGGTCGAGGACGAGGGCTCAGGGTCAGAGAAGGAAGACACTTCTTCAAACCCGGCCTCTCGTTCAGTGGCCCAAAAAACCTCTTCGGAGTAGGCCACGGTAAGACAAAATGGTGAGTTTGCCTGGTGACGTTGCGCCGGAGAGGTTTATGGGGTTTTACGGCCAGACCGCGCCCCAGCGTGCCCTCATGAAGAGGCAGTACGGCGATATCCCGCCGCAGAATTTCCTGCAGACGCAGAGTGGCCTGCTTGCCGGGGTTCCCCACGCAATTTCAAAGCTGAAGAACATCAACGGGTTTATGAACTCGTCAACGAACTACCTTAGCGTGCAGAACGCTCCAGCATACCTGCAGATGCGCAGAGCTGCTGTTGCGAAGCGAAACCGCGACCGCGAGGAGGCGAACTCACAGCGCTTTAAAGATGCTGTGAAGGCTTCGGCGCTTGAGCAGTCGCTGCTTGCGGCCGAGAAGAAGCGCCGGCTCGCCAATGCCCCAAAGGTGTACCGAAGCAAGGCTGCCGGCTTGAAGCTCAAGCAGGCCCTTCGTTCAGTCACTGTTAAGGGCATCCCTCTTATGCAGCGGGAGACAACGAGGTCTGCGGTCAGGCGGCTGTACGACAGGAAGGGGCGGTATTCCGATAAGGTTGAGCTTCGGGATCTCCTTCGTCGCATCGCTGGCGAGCCTCAGGCGGATGACATCACCGATCTCGCCGCTCTCGCAGAGGCAGATAGGCGCCGCAATCCCACGCGGGCTTTGGACGAGAGCCTGGCTGACGCCAACACCAGCAATAGAGCGGTTGCGAGCAACAGCCTCATCCCAGAGCGATCACTCCTCGATTAATGTTCGTTTCTTGCAAGCGTACATGCCTCTCACATTAGCTAATTTTCTTCGCTTCCCTTCGTAGGTCAAGCATTACAAGAAGCGACGCGGCCGCGGCATCTTTGATACGGCCATGAAGTACGGCAAGCAGGGTCTGACCCTGTCAAAGCAGTTCGGCGTGGCCGACAAGCTCAAGAACATGTCGGACCCTAATGTAAAGCTCGCAGGGCAGCTCCTAAGCATGGCCGGCGGCGGCCGTCGTCGCAAGCGTGGTATGTATTGAGAGTTTCCCACGGCCTTTCTGAGCCCAGTCTAACCGCGCCTTTTACAGGGGGCTATATTCTGTTGGCCAGGCCGAAGCGCTAACTAGCCCCTCATTTGCACAGGTGGTGCCGTTTTGCCCGCTGCAGTTAAGGCAATCCTGGCTCGAAAGCTGAGGATGTAACAAACTTCGCGTTCAAGAGTCCACCAGGAAACATCATCGAAATGGACACTGACGAGGGCCTACAACGGTTTAGGGTGGCCCAGCGTAGCTTTGCGGCCGAAGATGTTCGGATTCGCACTGAGGGGTACGCTACTGCGGCGTCGCGGCGCGTGGCCGGCTTGATTCAGCAGTCAAATGCAGTGCACAGAGGACAGCGCCCCGAAGAGGAGAACATCCAGATTGTCCATAGGTTTTACCACGTGGCGCCGCCGCCTTTGATCTTTGTTGAAAGCGACGCGGGGGTTAGACTGAGGGCGCCGCGCCGCATTCCAGATAAGGCGATGCCTATTATGTCCCACTACAGTGCCTTCAATGCCGATGACATCTACGAAGGCTTCACAAACCCTACTCAGGCGCAGGAGATTGGTTTCCACGAGGGTATTGCTGCTCGATACCGAGCACGGCCAGATCCTGGGGTCATGAACGTAGTTGCCCCTACTAAGTTTGAACGTCGACCGGAGGAACAGAAGCCTGCCCCTGTCGAGAAAAACCTCATTGACATTGAAAATGCTTCGGACGTTGCTGCCAACTCAACCTATAACTCTAGCTTCACCAGGGTTTTGGATGGCTCAGACGCGCCATCGCAGAGCTCCTTCTCGAGTGGCGGGCCTTCCCCTCCTGGGGCGCCACGGCCAGGAGCGCCTCTGCCCCCAGGGACACCAGCACCAACAGGGGGCCTGCCGCCGGCCTCAAGCCCCGAGGCATCCCCGGCGGCGGCAGGGCCGTTGCCCGCGGCGGCAGGGCCAGGGGCGAGCCCGGCTGCTGGTACACCAGCAAGCCCAGGGCTCTCACCTATCCCCCAAGTAGAAAGCCCTGCTCAGCAACTCCAGAATCCCGTTGCTGCCCGTGTTCCTGGTGGAGATGTTTTGGACGTTAACGACGACAGACAGATGCATCAGCTGCGCCAGTTGCCCCGAGGCTATCAAGACGACCCCGACGGCAATGGTCATATGGAGGTTCTCTTGGCGCAGTATTTGGTGCGCGTGGCTTACCTGCCCCGCATCCAGGCTGCCAGAACAGGGGAAGACCGGCGGCGGCTTATTGGTGAGATGAAGATGGCGGTTTTTGACGCGCGTACAGATGCCCGGAGGCACTTCGACGAGGCTCAGAGGCTCCGGCGCATTGCGTCGCCGCCAGGTAGGGCAGCAGCTGTGCCTGTCCCTCTTACTGCCGCCGAGAAACTTGCAGCTGCGAAAGCGAGGGTTGACCAGGCCTTTTCCCCGGGAGGTGACCTCAGCCAAAACACATCGGCGTTTCAGACGCCAAACAGCGGCCAGGCCTCAACGGCCACGCCGCATTCAGGGCTTGAGGCGAGCCCCCCTAGTGGTGCTGTTTCGTTCAGACAGCCTGGATTCCAATCGCCAGCCAGCGGCCAGGCCTCAACGGCCACGCCGGGTTCGGGGCTTGAGGCGAGCCCTCCTAGCGGCGCTGTTTCGTTCGGACGGCCTGCATTTGAGTCGTCGTCTGGGCTTGCTGCCTTGGCCCGTGGTGCAAACGATGGAAGACAGCAGCAGCAAGAGACGTTTGAAGAGGCTAACGTCAGTGGCCTTAATTCATCGCTGCGCAGTGGCCAGGCTTCAACTGCATCACCTGGATCTCAGTCCGCGGCAAGCCCGCCTGGTGGCGCTGTGGCGCTGCAGCCGCGTACCCCCGCAGCGCCGCAGCCGCGTACTCCTGCCGGATCGCCAACTGAGCGACAGTTGGACTACCAGAGCGGCGGGGGGGTGGAACCAGAGAAGCCAGGCGAACGTGCGGCAATTTTCGCCCGGCTTGAGCAGTATACAAACCCAGACTACTACGGTATGAAATACTCACAGCAATACAGCGTGGCTGAGCCTGACATCGAGGTGCTTCGCGATGCGCTCCTTCATGCAATTACCAAGGGTATAAAGATCCAATTCTCTGACGATGCCCTTGTTGGACTTGAGGAGCTCTTAGGTCAACCGGGAGCAAGTAATGCAGCAGCCGCTCCAGCAGCCGCTCCTGTTCGACGCTCTGCGGGTATTGGGCCTCAGATCGGCCCGAGAGCAAAGATGTTGCTAAAAAGTGCTGCAAAGCGTGCACGAGATGCGGTGAGGGCAAGATCCCCTGCCGGGCCCGAACGTCGCGAAGGCCCGGTTGGACAAGGCATGCCAAAGCGCGGACGGTTCGAAAAGGGCTCTGCGGAGGCGAAGGCGTTTATGGCCCAGCTTAGAGCGAAGAGGCGGAAGGCGTGAGG